ATGAGCTTGATCAGCACCATTCTTGCCGTCGCCGTTGCGGCGGAGTTCGTCTACATCTTCTACCTGGAGACCATCGCCACCAGCTCCAGCAACACCGCGCGCGTCTTTGGCATGGAGCCCAGCGTCCTGGCCGAGCCGCACATGGCGACCTCCATGAAGAACCAGGGCGTGTACAACCTGGGCATCGCCGTGCTGGTGCTGCTCGCCGCCCTTGTCATGAAGAACGCGGGCGCCGTCGCCGCACTCATGCTGTACATTGTGGCCGTGGCGGCCTACGGCAGCGCCACCGTGAGCAAGGACATCATTCTTAAGCAGGGCGGCCTGGCGATTCTGTGCCTGGTCAGCCTGCTGTTCTAGATGTTGATCAGCGCCGTAGGGGGCCGAGCCAGGTGCAAGCCAAGCGCGGTACGACGACTAAAATCAAGGCGAGAAAAGACTTGCAATTCTCGAACCGTCACCGTAATATAAACAACGCACTGCATACCCCTATGCGTGCGCATACTTTCGGGCGTTTAGCTCAGGGGGAGAGCGCTTCCCTGACACGGAAGAGGTCAGAAGTTCAAATCTTCTAACGCCCACCACGAAAGACGCAGGTAGATGGCATAAACCGTCTACCTGCTTTTGTTTAGGACACTAAACGGGACACCAAATAGGACACCAAAAACGGGAGTCTCGTCAAAAGTCGGGCGTTTTTCCTCTTTCGGCCAGTTACCTGGCCAAACAAGCTACAGGCTGAATCACAAACCGTAAGGCCGGGGCCATGGTGCCCACGTAGGGGTTGGTGTCCTGCGTGGTGTCCTTCGGGGATAAGCCATGGTGTCCGGGAAGTCGCTGTTTGGAAAGGAGCCGTCACGATGATGAGCGATGAAAGATGGGCCAAACTTCAGCAGGCAGAGGACATGGCATACTTCAAGGCTGACCTCTGCTGCTATTCGCCGGAGAGCTACAGCTTGGAGGAGAAGAAAGAAATCTGCAACGACATGATCTCTACGAGCAAAGCCGTGCTCGACGCCATGCGGGCCGACTTCGAGCAGCTGCCGCCAGAAGCTCGCAGCAAGCTTCTCGACATGCTCTGCCAGTCGGGAGTCGAGACGCCCGAGTGGTGGTGGGATGTCCTCGTTGGCGAGGGCGACCCTCTCTATCGAGAATTGGAGCCGCTGAGCTAGAGTCACCAAGCGATGGGTTGTTCGGGGTCAGGTTTCGACTTGGCCCCATTTATCTTTTGCGCGCGCCATTGCAACCGATGTCACCTGCCAGTTGACCACAGTGCAATATACGCACCGTATAATGAATACCATCAGCAGAATCCAATGCAAACGAGGTCAAGCCATGGGCGAGTACGTCAAAAAGAAGAAGGACATGATCTTCCAAAGCGGCGATTCCCTGCAGCAGGTCGTAAACGTGGTCAACGAGGCTGCTGTCGCTCTTAACGACAAGAAGCGCACCATCAGGGAGAGCTCCATTCCTGAGGTGCTAGCCGGAGCCCTTGGTGCGGGTATCGGCGGGGTTGGCTCCTTTGCTGCGCTGTACGGCCTCGGTACAGTCGGACTGTCTGCTGCAGGTATCACCTCGGCGCTCGCTGCTGCAGGAGGCATCGTTGGTGGCGGCATGGTCGCGGGGGTATTCGTTCTTGCTGCTCCTGTTGCCGCCCTTGCCGCTGTGGGCGTGGGAACGGCTTCGCATCTCAAGAACAAGCAGCTTCGCCAGGAAAAGGAAAGGCTCTACAAAGCGGCCTTGGAGAAACACCAGGCGATCATCCAGGCTCTCAAGGATGAAACGGACGCGAGCAAAGAGCGTATTGAGTATCTCCAAAGCCTGAATATTCTTCTTGAACGCGCCGTGCGGGACCTTCGTCAAGATCTCGGAGAAGACGAGGCGGCATAGTCCATGGAGGACGAGAATCGCATCAATAGCGTCCTTGCGTATCAGGACGCACTGCTCTCCGAAATTGAGCCCCCCGACATGTCGGGTGTCGAGGAGCGCATAGAGGCAAGCGAGCAACTGCTCACAGAGCTGGGGTACGATCTCCCCACTATGTCGAGCAGGCGAAGCGTCGTTACAACATCGAAGGCACTTGCCCGACCTTCATGGGAAGACCTTTGCAGGGAAGCTATCGAGGTGGTCGGCACCGATGTGACTATCGAATCTCTCTTTACGGAGGAGGAGCTTCGTGAGAACGCCCTAGCTGTCAGGCAACTTAACGAAGAGTACAACCAGATACATCGTCTGGATAAGTTCGATATCGCTATAGCTGCAGCCGCTGGGCTGCTTGCAGGTGCTGTGGACATCCTGCTCGTCGGCATTCCGCAGAAGACCCCAGACGGCCTTAAAGCTGGTCCGCTCTCGAACTACATCCGCGACGCCTTCGACAAAAAGTTCCCGCCGGATGAGATGGAAAAACTCGCCAACTCGAAGGTGAGCAAAGTCCCATACGACGCCCAGGACAACCGGAACACGACGGTTAACGTGGGAGGACTCTCGGCGTATTACCATCGTCTGCTATCGCTAGGACACGACCCGTTGCTGGGGTTCGTTTTCGGCGTGGCCGACATCCTCTCAGGCCGTATGACGACGATAGACAAGGCTGGCAAGGTTGTCTCTCAGGTCATGGAGAACTATGCAGACCGGACCGAAGCGGATGTGTTTGCGGCCATCGCTAAGCAAATCGTTCACCTCAAATCGGACATGACGACCTCCATGGGGCTGCCGGCGCCGCTCATGGGCCTGTTCAACCTGCTCCAGTTCGGGAGCGTCGGTGAGTACGAGCAGACAATCGCCGAAATCGTCCAGGGTATGTACTACGAGGGATACGACTTTGTCCACTTCTGCTCGATGTCGGTAAGCTCCATGCTCGTCGAAGTCGTGGTCAGGATCGGCTACGCGATAAAGCGCATCAAAGAGGGCGTCGCCATCAAGAACGCCATTCCTCTTAGCACGGACCGTGAGAAGATGCCGAAGCTCGGGACAATGCTATTCACGGCTCATTCTGCAGCCACCGCAATCAATGCGGGTAAGGTGCTCTTCACGGAGAACCCTATGGCTATCAACTACCCACAGTGGATAGCGTTCGCGAAGTACTCCTATCAGCAGCTCAAATGGGGTCTTATCACGAAACCTGCGCTTCGAGATAGATACGTCCTTGACGCCATTGACGGCGAGCTTCAAGAAGTCTACGAAAATATCGACCTGTTATTTGAGGATATGCAAGGCTGCAAGATCATCCTATTGCCAGCTGCTAGTTTGCCGTGAGATACCCAGCCTGCCCAGTCCGGTCAATCCTCATGTACGTATATCCCGTGTTAGAGCTCGACCACACAGTGCCGTTGCCACCGACAAGGCTGCTGCAGCTGTAGAAGCACTGCGAGCCCGAGATTCCGCTCGAAGGCAGCGCCCAAGTGCTGTCCGCATAGATCGTCGTGAGCGACGAGCACCCCGAGAAGCAGTAGAACAGGTCGGTCAGCGTCGACGGGTCAAAACCACGGAAGTCCAGCGTCGTGACAGCGCAGGAGCTGAACGTGTACCGCATCTGCCTCACGCCCGAGAGGTTGCCCAGTCCGTTGATCGTGGCGAGGTTTGTGCACGAGTAGAACAGATAAATCAGGTTCAGGTACGAGAACGTGGCCATGTCTGCCGCGAAGGTCACGCTCGTGAGGTACTGCCGATGCGTGCTGCCCGCATTCCCCGTCCATGGCGTGAAGCCGAGACCCTGGTACTTCGCGATGGCACAGATTCGTCCGGTGGACCTGAGCGCGCGGTTCGGGTCGGGCGTCGGCGTCGCTGTGAGAACGGCCTCTCCGTCCTCGTAGAAGTGCCCGTAGAACCACGTGCGCTGGTCGTTGTTGGGATCGGTCAGCACTCCGCCGGCCCCCAGCTTGCAGACGCTCGCGCCGCTGGTCGTGGAGGGAACGAACCCGTCCGTGCCGCCCACCAGGCGGTTGCAGCTGTTGAACATGAGCGAGCCCGACAGCCCCGTGTTGCTGAAGCTCGTGGCGTAGATCGTCTCAAGGGACGTGCAGCTCGTGAACATCTGGTTGGCGCTCGTCATGCCGGTCAGGTTCTCGAAGCCCCACACCTCGGTGCAGCTCGAGAACGCGTTGAACCAGTAGGAGCAGTTCCTGATCCCGACGCCCGCTATCGAGGAGTCGATGTAGACCTTCTTGACCAGCAGCTTGACGGAGTCCCAGCTGCGTGCCGAGGCGGATGAGTAGCCGTTGGTGTCCACCTCGAACACCTGCTGGATCGTCCCGCCGTGGATGGTCCGCCTGCGGTCGTAGTAGTTGAACTCGAGCGTGCCGTCGGAGAGGAAAAGCGCCCGCACCTTGTACCCCACGTCCCATTCGAGGTCGAGTATTGCCTGCGCCATGTCGCCCGGCTGGTACTGGGTAGAAAGCCCATTTTGCCCTCGTATGGCATCGGCGATATCCGAGAAGACGGACTCGGAGAGGATGCCCGAATCAAGTTGCATGTACGGCTGAGCCTGGTACTGCCCGGCGTCGGTGCCATCCAGGGCGGCAACCGCAGCCGCCATCTGCCCCGGCTTGTAGAGCGTAGCAACGCCCGCCTGGTAACGGATCGCGTTGGCGATATCCGTGAGGATGTGGGTGGAAATGGTCCCGACAGCCATCAGAAGCTCACCTCCGAAAGATCATCGAGGTCGGCGATGGCCGCCTGGATCTGCTGCGTCACCCAGCTCTGCGTCGCGTAGCTGCTCAAATCGACCGAGAGAACACCTGCCGAGAGCGAAAGCGGGGAAGCCGGGGTGAACGTCGTGCCGGAAGCGCCCGCCGGCCCTGTCTCTCCCTGTGGCCCCTGTGGTCCTGTCGCCCCGGTCTCGCCCTTCAAGCCCGAGAAGGAGAATGCGAAAGTCCTGGCTGAAGCCGTCCCGCCAAGCGTCACGTTCACCGAGGGCGTTCCGGTCGCCGAGTCGACCGTGGCAGAAGCCCCGGTGATCGTGGCATCAGCGCCGTCGTTACCGTCAGCCCCTGCCGCGCCCGTAGCCCCTGTCGCCCCCGTCGGCCCCTGCGGTCCGACGAGGTCAGCCGAGCTCGTGCCAGATGCGCTCGTCACGGAAAGGACGGTACCATTCCAGACGTGAGTGCAGGAGACGCCGTCGTTGCCGTCAGCGCCAGCCTCGCCAGTGTCTCCCTTGGGACCCTGCGGGCCTTGGGCACCAGCGACCCCAGTGTCGCCGGTATCGCCCTTCGGACCTTGTGCGCCGGTCGCACCGGTGTCGCCCTTGTCTCCCTTTGGACCGGTCTCGCCCTGGATGCCTTGCGGTCCTTGCTCGCCTGTGTCGCCCTTGTCGCCTTTCGGTCCAGTGGCTCCAGTATCGCCTTTGTCGCCCTTCGCGCCCTTTGCGATGTCCGCCGTCGTGGTGCCGTTCTTGTCGGTGATGGTGATGGTGGCGCCCTCGCTCGTCTGCGTGACGGTGGCAGTGGGGCTGAAGCCATCTACGCCGTCAGCGCCATCGAAGTCGCCGCGCTGGGCAGCAGCCTCGATGTTGCCCGCAACCGTGTTAGCGTTGCTCGCTGCGCTGTTAGCAGCAGAGGCGGCTGCATTGGCAGCATCGGCCGCGTCGGTCGTGATCTCCGTGGCGTGCTCGTAGGCGTTGATGGCGTCCACGAACAGCGTGAACCCGTCCTCGTGCTCCTCGCCGCCGACGATGACAGGCTCCACGCGGACCGTGAACACGCGAGAGCTGATGTAGGTGTCGTCGCCGCGAGAGACCATGACCTGCGCCTGCACCGCGCCCTCGGCCTCCTGCATCGCGGCAGGATAGTAGACCGAAAACGTTCCGGCGGACGCATCGACAGCCGTGAATGGCTCCGTCCCGCGCTCGCCGGTCACCTTGTGCTTCCACACAAAATAGATCGTCGCACCTGTCAGGTTGGCGGCAGCTCCGTTTTGCCGGATGCTCAGCGCGATCCCGCGCCCACTAGCGTCGGCGGGTGAAGCGACCAGCACGTCGCCGAACCGCTCGTCGCAGGTGTCCCAGGTCAGATGGTGAAGTCCGTATCCGTCGAGCACAGCATGCCTCCTTGTCTTTCCAGGAAAGGCTACGCCCGCGTCACAGGATGGGTAATCAGAAGTCGAGGTCCGCCAGCTCGTCCAGGTCGTCAATGGCCTCGGTCACAGTATCCTGCACGTACACCGTGGACGTCGCCACGCTCAGGTTCCCGTCGATGCCCGCCACGTCGTCCTGCAGGGCCGCGACGTCAGCCGCCAGCGAGCTCGTCACCGAATAGTCCACAGGTTGTACCGTGCCGATGGTCACGCGGCAGACCACGGCGTCCCCGAAGGTGCGCACGCGCTTGACAACGCGAGCCTTCAACCGCCACTCGGGGGTCCGCGAGGAATCTATCACGGCAACCGTGTCGCCCAAGTCGCACTCGCCTCCGTCCAAGGCAGCGACGTCGACCTCGTAGGAGACCTTGGGCTGCACGGCATCCACGAGCGCCTTCCTCGTGAGCGCCAGCAGCTTCACGGGGTCGTCGCAATCCGAGAAAACGACTTGTCCGAACGAGTGCACCTTTGCCGTCCTGTCGGCGTTCCAGCGCCCCCAGACCAGCCTAGCCTGTTCGTCGCCGACCCAGTTGACGCCGCCGTTCACCTCTCCGAAGGTCAGCTTCCTGCGGTAGCCGCCCGTGTAGCGCCCGTCTTCGTCAGTAAGCGGCAGGCCGGCTCCGAACCCGTAGAGCGCCGTGTACACGTCCTGCTCCAGCACGGTCCTCGTGCACCCGGCCATGTTCTTGCCGTAGGTGAAGCGAAGCCCACGCCAGTAGCCCTTCTGCTCCTCAAGTCGGATGGACCTCGATGCCACGCGCCCGTCAGCGACCGTTATGGCCGACGTCACCTCGCCGCCCCAGACCTCTGCGACCCGCCTGACCGCCCAGAGCGCGTTCACGTGGTAAAAGACGCATGAACCCGTGACTGATAAGTCACATAGCCCGACCGTAAATCTGCTATGGGAAAGCGCGGTGCCGAGAGCCTGGGCAGCTGTCCTGTTGACAAGGTGTTCTTCCTCGATGAAGTCGTCCAGCAGCTCGCAAAGCGACGATTCCGCGTACACCGAGCAGAGCCCCTCGAGCGGCTCGTCGGTTCTCACCACCACATGCTCCCGCCAGGTCTCGCCGTCGCGCCACAGCAGCCGGTCGCCCTTCGCGGGGACCTCGCGCGTCTCGAACTCGATGGTGTCCTCGCCGTTAAGCTCCTCGGTGTGCACCATCTCGCCAGCAATCGGCAGTATGCCGATGCGGTCGTCGAAGCGGTCGAACCACCAGAGCACGGGAACGGCGCCTGCCATCACAGCCACCTCTCCCGAAAGCGGACCTCGAAACTCGCGCATCCTGTGACTGATAGGTCACATGCCCCAGGAGGGAATGTGCTTAGGTCGCTTGCCAGAGTCACGTCCGCGCGTGCGTCGGCCCCGTCGACGGTCACCACCTCGCGCTCGCAGTCGATGTGGACGACCTCGCCGCCCGCGAAGGAGTGCTCGATCCTGACGAGCTTGCCGCCGTAGGCGACCTGAACCGCAGAGCCTGCGGAGGCGACCAGCTCTAACGTAGGCCAAGTTGGCCACGTCCCGCCGACCTCGAAGGAAGCGCCGTGCTCGACGCGCTCCAGGCCGTAGGCGACCGGGTCGAGCAGCGTGAACGCCACGTCGCCGCGCCCGTCCTCGAAGAGCGAAGACCACGCTCCCGCGTCGGTGCAGACGACGTCGCGGTACTCGAACTCGGGCTCATCTGGCAGCCTGAGAGTTCCGCCCCCTGTGGAAGCGAGGGCAGAATAGACCCTGTGCCTGACGTCAGCCAGCCCGTTGGTCCCCGGCTTGTATCGGGCGTCCATGAACAGCCGCACGCGCACGGCCCTCGGCGGTATCCGCCCCGAGACGAGCAGAGCGCCAGCACGCCCGGGAACCGCCATCGTGTTCGCGACGATCGGCAACGCGGCCTTCTCCACGACCTCCGCGCTGCAGAACTCGGAGAAGTCCACTCCGTTGAACACTATCGACCTCATGCGCGCCCCCTCGCACGCCCGTAGGCGATTGCCCGCCGCTGGGATGCCAGAGAGTACGCATCGACCGAAATGTGACTCTCGCGGGCATCAGGGGGCTTCTCACCGGGCAGCGAAAGGCGCAGGTCGCGCCCGCGCTTCTCCTCCACGTCGCTATTCCGCTTAGTCTCGCTCACAGCGCCCTCACCACCGTGCACGCGACCTCGAACGACCACACGAACCTCCCGCTCGAATCGCGTTCCCTGAACGCCGGCGCCATCGTGTCGATTCCTACGATGCGGTAATTCCCGGCGTCCGCGTACGGCTCCCAGTCGGCACGGCGAACCGCCCGCTCAGCTGCCGTTGCCACATCCTCGGCATCGGAAGAAACCTCTCGAACGACCAGCACCGTCACGGTCACCGTCCCGCGTTCCTCCTCGGCCATCCGGGAATCCCGCGAAAACGCGCCCTCAAGAACCACGATCGGCTCGGAACAGTCCAGTGCCGACGGCAAAACTTTTGAGAAGTAACATGAGAAGTGGGCGTCCGCCAGCATCTCCGCTATCGAATCCGCGCAGCTCATCGTACCGTCAGCTCCCAGTGGTGGACGCGTCCGTTGAAGTCCTCGCATCTCTTGCACTCTGCCACGTAGTAGGATTTACCTCCGATGTCGATGCGAGACCCTGCGGGAATCTCGAACGCGCCGACGGAGTTCAGGGCGTCGACGTAGACCTTGCCGGCACCCGCGTCCGCGCTCCTGTGGTTATCATCGACTACGGACTGCTTTCGTGCGAACCTCACGTGCGAAACGGCAACACCTTCGGCATAGCCGCCCTCGCCGTCAGGCACGCGGACAACGGCGTCATCGGCCAGCAGCCGCGCCGGTATCGGCCTCAAGCTCCCCATCATCTCACCCCGCAGAACACGAGCGAGGTGCCGACCAGCTCCTTCAGCGCGTCAGCAGTGGCGATCTCCTCGCCGGTGGTGCCCTCGTCCTCATAGTGGGTCACTTTGAAATCGCCCAGAGCGAACCCGCCGACCTGCCCCTCGCCGAACTCAGCGAAGGCGTCAACAGCAGCGCAAACGGCCCGCTGGTATGGAACAAGCTCGCTATCGGAAGGCTCCTTCGCGCCCACCAGCCACCGAACGTGCCGCTCGGCAGCGGGCAGCGTATCCACGAAGGCGGCCTCCGAAAGACCGCCCCCGTACGCCTCGCTGTAGAACTGGTATGTGACCGTCGGTGCCATGGTCTACGACGTGCTCGCGGATACGTACACGCCGTCGAGCTTGTTGTCGAAGAGCTCCACGATGCCGTACTTGCGGTACTTCATCATGTACGAATCCAGCGACTCCAGCTCGTCGGGACTGAACACGCGCGACGCCACGTGCTTGTCGAACTTGATGACGGCGGAACGCTCCACCACCATGAAGTTGATGTCCAGGCCGGGCGTCGTGGTCATCTCGTAGTACGTCCCCAGGTTCGCCTTCGTCGGGCTCGCCACCTCGGTGTACACGTAGGGGCTCGCCGACGTCCCGCTGCCTGATCGCGTGTAATAGGTCTTCGCGCTGTCGACTTCGGTGTCGCTCGTCAGTTCGTAGACGGCGACGCGCTTCTGGTATCCGAAGCCGTCGTCCCCGCCGGATAGCAGGTCGATGGCCGTGTAGAAGCGTACCTGCGGGACCTCCACCACGCGGGAGAAACGTTCCATCACGCGGTTGGAACGGTTCGGGTTCGCGTAGGAGAAGTCGTCGAGCACGCCCTTGAGCGTCGGCGTGATGAACAGGATGCGGCTGCCCGTGGAGACCTGGTCCTCGTCCATCGCGCTCGTCACCGTGCGCAGGTCTTCCAGCACGTCCTCGGCGTCTGCGCTCGCATAGCTCGTGGTAGCGACCGTCACGCCAGTGTGTCCCGCGATCTCCGAGAAAGTGAAGGCGTCGGCTTCGGGTGCCACCTGCGTGCGCTGGAGCTCCGCGCCCGCCTCGACGAAGCAGTCCAAAACGCCTGCCTCCTCGACATCCATGACATCCGCCATGAGCCGGATTCCGCGATCGTAGTTGAAGGTCTTGGTCTCGAAGGCGTAGTTTATCGAGCCGGTCTTGTAGCCGACATTGCGGGTGTAATCGCCCAGCCCAGAGACCTCTATCTTGGGGATCATGATCTCCTTGGCGTTACGTCCAGCGCGGACCATGCGGCGTCCGCTGGTCAGGCACCCCGACACGCTCGCACGCTGGTAGACGGCGTCGAGTATCGAGGTGTAGTTCTTTGTGTATGCAATCGAGTTGGACATTGGTCAGCCCTCCTTATTCGTTGCCTGCATCGTCCAGGCCGGCGAGCTTGCGCCAGCGTTTCATGGTCTTGCCCTCGTCGGAACTCGTGCCCGCGTTGGGAAGCCCCGTCCTGCCACCCTGCTGGGATGTGGGGACGTCGGCGAAGAGCCACGGCTCCTCGGCCTTGAGCTTGTCGATGTCGCCGCCGTGGTCGTCTAGGACTGCGCGCGCCGCCTTGATGTTGCGCACGCCAGCCAGCTGCAGCTTGAAGTCGATTCGGTCAGACTTTCCCTGGGCCTTCAGCTCGGCAATCTCGCCACGCAAGGCTTCGGCGGCTTCTGCGTTCTTCGCGGCATCCGCCACCTGCTGCTCAAGCGCCGCAATCTTCTCGTCGCGCTCGGCGATGGCCTTCTCCCAGTCCACGCCGCTCACCTGCGGCTCATTTTCCTGCGCTTGCTCGCGCCCGAGGTCTTCCTGGGTTTGCGGCTCTTCCTGCGTCTCTGCGCCATGTGCCTCACCTGCCATGTAGCTTGTCCTTTCTGTGACGTGCCAACACAATTAAGTCAGCTGTTTGTTACAAGGAGAGACTAAGGCGGCGTCACAAAGTCAGGGTGCCAGTCGTGACTCATTGGATAGCTAATGCCGACATGCACTTTCACGACTCTATGACGTCCTTTAAAATGATTGACTATCCGTATTGGCGTCGCGCGAAGGGAGCCGGGTTTATGTGTTGCCACAAAATTTACCTGCTAATTCGTGCTCGCATCCACTCGCTTTCCTCTAGGTGGTGCTAGAGATGTCCGCCAATACAAACGCATCTCGGACCGCATTTGGCTGGCTGTTCCAAACCAATGCTGCATTGGTGCTCATGCTTCGAAACATCGACGAAGCCGAATCGGTGCGTGTCGAGGGTGAGTTCGAGGATATAGAGATTCGATACGCTGACGGCTCTGTCGACTATGCTCAGGCAAAAGCAAGAACAACCAACACACCAGGTGATAACTCAACGACTCGTTTCAGTGATGCGATTCACACCCTTGCGGAGGATGCGCGGAAGGCAGATTGCCGCAGAGCTTTGTTCGTGACAAACGACGTTTACCCCTTGGGCAAGAGTCACAGTGATATTCAATTCGAGAGCGATACCATGCTCTCGTTCAACGAACTATCATCAAAGCAACAGGATTATGTTTTGGACCAGTTTCGGCAATTCGCAGTCGACAATCCCGACGTAGCTGTTGATATCAACGCGATCAAGAATCATTTCTCCGTTTACGTTATGTGGTTCTACGGTGAGGACGAGCGAACCAGAACGAGGCAGGTCAATCAGGCCATTCAAGAGTTCTTCGGGCGAATAGACAGCCGTCTTGACAGTCGATTCACCCAGAGGCTGTATAACAGCTGGTCGACCCAGCTTCGCATGAATGAAGCTACTGTAAACACGGATTTGACCATAGAGAAGTCAAAGTTCATTTGGCCCCTCATTGTCGTTCTAATTGAAGTTCACGAGGATGACGAGCTCTTTGAAGACATTGACGAAGAGATGCGCCAAGACATCTTGGAATGCTACGGCCAGGTAATTGATGAGGCTACCGACCGGTTCGATCTCATTACGAAGATTCAAACTGACTACGAGGCATACAGACGTACTCATAGGGGCAATCCCAAGGACATGCGGAAGGCTTTCACTCGCGATCATGTCGCCATATATCGCGACCTTGTCGGTGCGGATGCGATAAGCGATGAGGAAGCTGACTATGTGACAGCCCTTATCATTAAGAAAGTCATTACCAAGAAAGATATGATTTCTAAAGTGCGCGAGGAGGTTAATCTTGCAGATTGACACTCTGACGATACGAATTGGGATGCAGCTTAAGAGATATGACTTTCAATCTGGCTTCAACCTAATAACTAGTCGTGGTGAGAATTCCGTTGGGAAGACTACGTTAATACGCTCAATCCTTTTTGCCCTTGGAGAGAATGTGCCAGGCACGCAGAAGTTCCGTCTCCCTGTGGGCGATAAGGAATTTAGGATTGACTTATCGGACGGAGATCGACGCGTTAGGATTCTCCGCTCAAAGCAGACGATTCGATATCAGGAGAACGGCGCTGAGACAAGGTATGCTCTGCCACATGATTTAAATGCAATCAAAGCCCGGCTGTTCGGTATTAATGACCCCCTTGTTGCCGACAACCTTCTTGGTGCGTGTTACATCGATCAGGACAAGGGATGGACGCTCCTTAATCGAGGAAAAGTCATTTCAGGTATTGGGTTTACTATTGAGGATTTCATTCGTGGACTTGCAGGCCGCGATCAAAGCCACGAGCAGGCTCAGCTTGCAGAACTCGACCAGGAAATAAGACGCTATTCATTTGCCAGGGAAGCAGCCGGTTACCAGAGGGATGTTCTTGAGGACGACATGAGACCAGTGCCGTCACAGGACTCCACTCGTGACTTTGCCAAGCTGCAGCAGCTTAGCATGCGAGCGTCTTACTTGCGCAAACGCATCCGCAGCATTCGCGATGCACAGAAGAATAACGAGAGGTTCATCGAATACGTTGAACAGCTCAAACTGAGCGTCAAGTCCGAGGATGGCGAGCCGATTGCCGTTACAGCCGATAATTTGGTTGGCTATAACGACCAGAACAGCTATATGGATGCTCAAGTAGTGCAATTGAGCTCAGAGCTTGAAGAAGCCGAGCGTGGGATCGAGAATCTTCATCGTGCATTATCAGCTGACGAGAAGTTGTTCGAGCCTGGCAGCGAAATGGATTTATTGGACAGGCGTATCGCAGACCTGAAGATTGATGCCGGAATGTTCGAGAAGGCTCTGAAAGAACTTCGGGCAAAAAAGAAGAAGATTGAAGACCGCATTGAGGATGGTCTGACACATAGCGATCCGTACACTTTTCTAGCGGATACGGTCGTCGACTATGCAAAACGACTCGAAGTATATGACGACTATGCCGAAGACGGCAAAGGAATTCTCACCGACAGCCTTAAAGAAAAGAGTGGTGCATTTTACCAATCGCTGGTACTCGCCTTCAGGCTGGCTTACGCAAAAGCAGTTGAGAAGTACTGCAGTATCCGTCTTCCCCTCATCATCGACTCACCCAGAAGCGGTGAACTCAGCGCAAAGAACTTCAAGCTATATATGGAACTCCTGGCCGAGGAATTCGAAGATTGGCAGGTAATCATTGCGTCAATTGCAGAGGATGACATTCCCTCTGACCATACAATTACTATCGAGAGCATGATGATGGAAAATGCTGAATTAGATACGTCCAGCATGGAATTGAATTGGTAGTTACCCCTCCCTCAAGCTCATCGTAAACTCCCGCCCGAGGTTCCCAACCGAGAACTGCGCATCCTCCGCTGCTCGTCCTACGGCACTAAGCCAATGGGAGATCACAAACACCTAAACGCGCCCCTACGTGAGATTCAGCCTCGCGAACTCCGCCACATCCACGATCCGCACACTATGCCCTTCAAGCTCTTCCTCGCTCACGTGCTGCATGAATCGCTCGGCTTCCTCACACAACGCATCACAGAGCGTCTTGATGTCGATACAGACATGCACGTGCTCGGTCACACGCTCGTCGCCGTGCGGAGTGACCCACCATGAGCCGAAGCTATTACACGCGTTTACGCGAAGCTCGAAATCGTATTCGTAGTCGCGGTCCTCTTCGCGATCACCATATTCGAAATCTATGTCATCGTTGCCAGCGTGCAGGAGCTCACAGCGCAGCTTGTAGCACATATCGGCCGTGAAATAGGGGCGTTTTGCATCCCAGTTATCGTCATAGCCGGTATGGTCGGCGAAATGGTGCTCAACGTTCTCGTGAAACCATCGTCTGTACTGTTGGCCAACGAGCCTATTTCCGCGGTTGTTGACAAGTTCGGGATAAGCAATCTGACCCAACACATCAGGGACGGTCAGAGCAAGGGCAAGCGCGGGCAACCAGCACTCTTTTGCGACAGCATCTCGTATGGCACCTATTGTTTGCTTCATGAATAGCACCTAATCAACTACAAGCTGCCCGTTCATGAGCATCGGGAGCAGCCAATCGCGGAGACGAACTAATTCACGGCTCTCGTCTTGCAGCAATCCAATTTGATCCAATAAAGGCCGAGTCCTCTCTGTAAACAAAAGGATTGTCTCCATATCGGGAAGCGCCATATTGAGATTCCGCAACTCTTCATTTCGAATGCCTTTAAAAATGCTTCCTGCGGAGCTGCCCTCTGCAGCCTTGATAAACCAGTCGCTCGTAAGCAGTAGGTACAAGAACTCAGACGTTGACGTTTTTGCGTTGGGCCGTACCGAGAAAACAGACTCGTTGATATCCCATTTTTCTGGATCTTGCCGTACGAGATAGCAGCGCCCTAATGGTGCAATGCTTGCAAACAAGATATCACCCTTCGATACGTCAGAACGCCTGTGAACAATTACGCGATCGCGCTCGTCGATGAAGTCACAACCAGAGAAATCGATGTTACCGTCACTAGTGATGTTCTTGACAGTCAGATACGCAATTCCGGTTGTCTTGAGGGTGAAGTTCGTTCTCGGATTCAACCCAGTTCTTATGCCCTCAATCATGTCTCCTGTTTTGCCTACAGCCCATTGTGCCGGAATCTCTCGCTTCAGCTCGTCATTCCAAAGCATTTCGCCGCCGCTTGAGCGGTATGGCTTACCGTTCTCGTCAGGGAAGTCGAACTGCGTGAACCAGTAGTCGTAGATGAGCCGAGCCGTCTCCTCAAGTTTCGCCACCAGCTTCTTATTGTTGGCGATCTTGGCATCAATAGCTGACAGTACACGCGTAGTGGTCTTCTGGGATGCCAGATCGCTGATATATGGGACGACCAGATCGTGCAATACGTTTCTGTCCACGCCAGGCACAGTACTCTTATCCGTTCCGTCAATCTGAAGCGCATTTAGCATTACCTCTAATAGATACGCTACGTATTTCGGGTCGTTCCCGTGAAAGTCCTCTACAAAGAGTGTCGTGTTAAGCGGCCAGCAAGGACCACTATGATAAAACACCTCGCCAATCGTTCCATATCGTCCCGTTATGACGTTCTCGCCATCAAGCTTTGCAATTGAGTGTGACCCAGAAACACCGGAAGAGCTGATGACGGGGACATTGCCCGGTTTGCGTTGCGCATTTGGCAAATCATAGCCCCTGTGGAGGGTCATTACGGAACCCAATCTGACCTTATCCAAGGCGCACCTTCTTAAGCTGCGACTCTATCTCGTCTTGCAGTCGTGCTCCCTCTGCAAAAAACTCGCCAAGTGCTCTCATGCGCTCGGATAGTTCAAAGTCGAACTCCTCGGGGGTGAGGTCAACGTACTCGATCTTCACCTCGAAGTACTGGCCTGCGCTGAACGAGAACTTCTTAGCAGCGATGTCCTCGTAGCTCGCCTGCACGCTGAAGCCGTCCGACTCCTCATCCGCATTGAACGTCTGGACGATGCGTTCAATCTCATCAGCAGAAAGGAAAGTTCGCTGGTTCTTTCCATCCACCTTGCGCTTCTCGCCGAGCTTCGAGGCGTCCATGAGGAGGGCGTGGTCATGCTCCACCGATGCGTCCAGGAACACGATGCTCACGTTGGTTCCAGTGTTAGCGAAGATGTTCGAAGGCATGCTCACCACGCCACGGAGCATCTTGCTCTCCACCATCTTCTTTCGAATCTTCATTGGGATCTTGCCCTTGGCGGTCAGGAATCCTGTCGGCACGACCATGGCAGCATGCCCCTTAGAGTCCATGGAGGCTATGATGTGCTGGAGGAACATCAAGTAGATTTCCATCTTGTCAGGATCGTTGGTGATGTTGGGTACGCCCGCCCAAAAACGCTTGCGGTACTTGTCGTCCGCGAGGTCGTCACGAGTATCCGAGAAATCAGCCTTGAACGGCGGATTGCTCACGATGTAGTCGAACTGCTTGATGCTTTTGCCACCCTTGCCGTAGTGCCGAGGGTATTTGAGGGTGTCGTCGTGGACTACGTTTGGCAACGAGTGCACTAGGTTGTTCAGGATAAGATTGAGCCGCATGAACTCATTCGCCTTCTGGCTGCGGTCCTGAGTGTAGATGGTGCAACGTTTCTCGCCGATGCGATGTGCCGCCGCCAAGACCAGCGTCCCCGTGCCGGCCGCTGGATCGTACACGGTCACGTCGCTCGCGTCTTCCGGCACCAAGATACGAGCGATGATGGTCGCGATTGAGTGCGGCGTGAAGTATTCCCCGTACTTGCCGGAGTCCTTGTTATAATCGCTGATGAGGTACTCGAAAACCGCTGCGAAGAAGTCGTACTTCTCGCTGAACGCCCGCTCGAATGAGAATCCTGCGAGTTTGGTTACCAGCTGCGCACAGAAGTTGTCGCGCTTGGCTTCCTCCACGATGAAGCGGCTTACTCCGCCGAAGAGCTTGATTGGCTGCCCTTCGCCAGCTTTGACCGAGAACACGTCCACGTTGTCATCGGCAATCCCAAGGAGGGTCTCGTCGAACAAACCAGCGAATTCGTCCTTGTTCTTTCGGTTGAACAGGTACGACAGTAAGTACTCGGGCCTGAGCACCGCCGTCCCCTCGGTAATCTCGAGAAGCACGGTCTCACGCTCGTCTTCGTCCATTGCAGCATAGGCAGCCTCGACGCTCTCGGCGTCCTTGAAGGCGTCCAGCTTTCGCAACTCGTGCAGGAACTTGTCGTTCAAAAACTTGTACAGGAATGCCTCGGTGATGATCTTGTACTCCGAGCTGTCATTGGCGAGACCAGCGTTCGCGCATACGGTCTTCAGCCCATCGATCATGGCCTTCGTATCGGCCAGCATGCCCGCTCCGGGCAGATTCTTCTCGTCGGTCATTAGGCGGCCTTGCCTCCCTCGTCTATGTATTCACCCGCGATGAAGTCGGCGATGCCCCTCACCTGCGAAGCGGTGAACTCGATTCTCTCGGTCTTGCACGATTGGACGAGCATGCGCCTCACGCTCTGCTCGAAGTAGCTACGGTTTCCGAGGAGGTTGTGGTTGCCCATCACGGTCTGGTCGGCCTGCCCCTTAACCCGGTCGAGGATGCTGAACAGCACCGTGGGGCTCGTGGTCAGGGGCGGCGGGGTCCGCATAGCCCTCTTATGCGCGCGTGCGAACTTCACATCGCCCCCGTACTTCTTGGCAAGCTGCGCGTCGCGGCGGTTCAGCTCATCCATCTTATGGCGCAGGTCGTCCAACTCGCCCATGCTCGCCATCATGTCCGCGCTTGTCATCTCCTCGATGTCGAGCTTCTCGAACTTGCGCCTCAGCTCGTCGAGCAGGTTCACGTATTCCGGGTCGTCGTTGTCGATGTTTCCCGCGAACGACCCATACGTCCGTCGAAGCTTGTCCTGGAATTCGTCGGCAATGGCCAGCTCGTCTGTGCCGATGCGCCGGAAGTTGAATTCGATCTGGCTCAGCAGCACGTTCACGGCCCCGGTCGACATGTCCTTGAGCGCCAGCGCCTCCTTGTTGTTGATCATCTGGATTCGGTTGGACACTTCGCGCAGCAGCTCCTGCGCCTTCCCGACGTCGAAGCGGGCGTAAAGCCACTCGTAACCGTGCATCTTCGCCACGTTGCGCAGGTCCTTGTAGCGGTCGAGCGCGTTTCGCAGCTCGTACAGCTTTGCCTTGTCGTCTATTTGTCCTATCTCGTTCTGGAAATCCACCACGTTGTCGGTCGTGTACTCGAAGAGGATGTCCTTGATGCGCGCCAGGTCGGCCTCCACAACCTTCGGGTCCTCGAACAGGCTGCTGTACTCGCTCGTGGCGTCGCCAAGCTCCTCGGTGAGCTCGGCCAGGTATGCGCGGTTGGTCTTGTCGTACTCCTCGGTGATGTCGGCGAAGTCCACCACGTAGCCGAACGCCATGTCCTTGTACGGGCGATTGACGCGCGTGAGCGCCTGCAGCAGGTTGTGCGCCTTGATGGGACGGCACAGGTAGAGCTTCTTCAGGCGGTGCGCGTCGAAGCCAGTGAGCAGCATGTTGTACACCACGAGGATGTTGATGGGGCTGTCGTCTTTCTTGAAGCTGTCGCAGATCTCGCGGCGGTACTCTTTGGTGCCTTCGTCGTGCAGGATGAGCCTGCTCGCCACACGCTTCTGGTCATCCTCGTCAACAACCAGCTCGGTAGCTATGTCAGGGTCAAGCCCCGCCAAGTAATCGTAAATTGCCCGCGCCTGAGGTGCGCTGTAAGCGACCACCATAGCTCCGATGGTCTCGTCGTTAAGGGCAATCTGGGACTGAAGGTAGTCCTCCACGATATAGTCCGCGAGCGGATGTACGTAAGATTCGTGCGTGAACACCTCGTCGAGCTTAACGAGCTTCTTGATCTCCTGAAGCTCTTTCATGACCTGCTGCATCTTCAGGTTGAACTCGGTACGCACGTCCTCGCGAAGCAGCTTCAGTGTGTAGCCGTCGGCGATTGACTGGTTGTAGAAGTACTTGTGGATGTAGTCGCCGAACACCTGCTTGGTGGCGTTGCCCTTGCGGCCGTCCACGAGAGGTGTGCCGGTGAGCGCGAACTTAACCGAGTCGCGATCGGACGTCACCAGGTTGGTGAGGAATGCGCCGCCGTTCTTGTAGTCGCGGTGAGCCTCGTCGATGAAGTAGACGCGCTGCACGTTCAGGTCGTAGTCGAAAGAAGTGGCTTTCGAGCCCTCGTCGAACTTCTGGATGTTGACCACCGTGATGACGGGCGTGCGGTCGTCGGTGACCACATCGGTATCGTCACCCGAACCCTTGAGCGCGTTCCCGAACTCCTCGCGGCTGTTCACGACGTTAACCACGGCACCGCGGCTGCGGAACTCCAGGGCGGCCTGGTCTGCCAGGTCGAGCCGGTCAACGATGAAGAAGAACCGGGCAATCTGGTTTCGCTCCTGATAGTAGTCGCGAAGGTACCGCGTCAGGAAGAACGAGAGGGCCGTCTTTCCGCTTCCCTGGGTATGCCAGATGACGCCCTTTCTGCGTCCCTCGTCAAGGGCGCGTCTGACGGCCATGGTTGCGAAGAGCTGCGGGTAGCGCATGACGTGCTTCTGAAGGTGCGGTATTCCGTCATCGTCGACCTTCTCCACGTAGCAGATGCCGTAGCGCAAGATGAACAGGAGGCGCTCGGGCGAGAAGAGCGACGTGATGATACGGTTTGCAGGCGTGTCGGGAAGAACAGAAGACTCGTACTCCGCGCTGCTGTAGTAAGCTGCCAGGTTGTTGTCCTTGCAGATGAAACGCTCGGCTGCCTCATCGCGATCGGCAACGAGTGAGAGCATGCCCGCCTCGTCCTCCTCGCGGAAATGGCTGAAAGAGAGCCGACCGTATGCGCTCGACGCGTAGAAGGACCCCTGAAGCTGGTGGCGGTCCTCGTCGTCGTACTCCTGGTTGTTGGAGAAGGCCATCACCTGCGTGATATTCACGAACCGGCGATACACAGGGTTCTTGAAGCGGCGGAACATGCGGTCCCGCTCCGCCTGGATGCCGTCCTTGTTGTTCTGGCGCTTGACCTCCATGAAGCACAGCGGAATTCCGTTTACGAGGAAGGTGATGTCTGGTCGGAAGCTGTCTTCGCCGTTCTCGTAGGGTAGCTCGGTCACCACCTCGAACGTGTTGTTGCGTGGATCGTCGAAGTCGAGCAGGCGATATCCCTCGAGTCCCGTCTGCAGGCACGTGAAGAACGCCCTGCCGAGGTCATCGCCGCCAAGTTTGAGTCGTAGCTGGGCAACCAGATAGCGGGATTTCTCCTCGTCGACATCACGTCCATTGATACGCGAAAGCGCCACGCGGAACGAATCGTAGAAGATGTTGGTGTCTCCGTCGTAGTCGATGCTCGGTGTCTTCCCGTGAATCGAGACGTAGGTGTACCCGATGCGCGAAGTATGGACCAGTGCGGGAATCTTAACGTACTTATCCTCCGGTCTGCCCATCGAGAAACACCTCCCAAACTATGCGAGACAACCTAACCCACATATTATGAAGGATGAGAGGCAATTTGCGAACTCGAAAGACGGTGAAACGCGGCTCTCACGTGCTTGCGCGGTTGGCAGCGACAGAAAGTCGCTCACAGTTGAATTTTTTTTGCCGCCATCCCTGGCTGCTGGCCTGGCCGCACGCTACCAACCTCGAGTTGTCCGCAGCCCGGCCGCCCACGCTCCGGGTGTGCGCTCGGGCCGTTCGTGCCACACGCAGCCCACGCGCCCATGAGAGTCTCCCGTACGGCCAGCCGTCGGCTCCGGTCGGTCTTCGCATACGCGCCTACGGCAGCCCGCTGGCGCGGTCTGCCTCCGGCCGCGTGCTCAGCCCGCCCTACGCCGCCGTCTGACCTAATGCAAGGTAAACGGGGCGCGTGGTCTGCGTGCGTCACGCCCGGCCAGCGGCGCACACCCTACGCGTGGTCGTCCGGTCTGCTGCGCTATCCGGGCTGTCCGCGCACGTCCAGTCCATCAGCCAGCGCGGGCGGCAAAGGCACCCCGCGGGCGTCACCCCAGCAGCCTCCGCAAGCCACCAGCGGCCACACCCACGGTCCTGCATCCGTCACGTCGCAGCTCAACAGGAGGCCGCTAAAGGGCCGTGACAGCCCCGCCCGAAGCCGAACCGCACCTGTTCCGCCAACAACCGCAAACCGGCTCCTGACAGCCTCACATGCGGCCGTATCCGGCTCGCGATACCCGACTCGAAACCGATGCCCACCTGCGACGAAACCCCACCAGAGACCTATCCCAGCGACCCGAGAGCGCCTATGAAGACCCCTTGCCGCCGACGGTACCATTAGCTCCGATCTCGGCAGCAAGCCTGCGGGCGGTAGCCTCGTCCTCTCCGTACCAGCGGGTGCGGTACTCCCACGGAGCGAGAGTGACGCCCACCTCGGCCATGTCCTGGGCCTTCTCGGCGGCGGTGTCCTGGATGATGCTATCGTCGTACTGCACGCGCACGGAGCCCTCCTCTGGGATGCTCTCGCCGAAGCCACGCGACACGCACATGACGGCCCGCGCGATGTCCTTGATAGCCCCCTCAAGGGCGTTCTCGTGCCGCCTGATGTTCCTCATGAGCGCGGAGTTGTCCGATGACACCTCGGTTGCAGTCTTGATGAACCCGCGCGAGTTGTCTATGTCGAAATAGCTGATGCCGAAGCCGGTGAGGTCACCAAGCATCTGAAGCGCGATCCTGAAAGCCTCCACCTGCGAGCCCGTGCGAAGCGCAGGTGCGAACTCCTGGACCATGTCCTCGGTGCTCATCACCTTGCGAAAAACGGTGCAGTCCTGCTTTCCGAACGGGATGGAGATGGTCTTGTCACCGCTCTTCTCGCGGTCGAAGAGGACGTCGGAGAGGAACACGCGCATCTTGGAGACGTCCACCTCGTTTATGAGCGCGTCGAAGGTGAGGTCCACGGCCTGCACCGCATCCACCGCGTCAGCGAACACGCTCTGCCCATAGGGCGACATGTCCACACGCGTGTTGGTGACGGCGGGCTTCACGATGCCGAAGGTTGGGAAGGGACAGCCCGTGTCGTACTCAACCGCGATTCCCATGGGCGCGAGCTCGTTGCCGTCCTTGTCGAAGCACACGGTGACGATCCTGTAGCTGTCCTCACTTTCCATGGCGAAAGCCCTGTCCGCATATTCAGGCGATGATTTGGAAGGTGAAGAAGTTGAAGATGGGGAAAGTTCTGCAGAGAAACCCACACCGCCCTTGAGGTGCATCTGCAGCTGGTCGACGGCCTTCCCGCGATAGAAGGCCCGCGTGACGAAAGCGCATTCCGTGACGCCGTCCTCGTCCCACGTGAGGGGGATCACCATGCGGGCATCGTAATGCCGGATGCGGACCTTCTTCCTGTCCAGGTCGAGCCAAAGCGCCCAAGCCCCGGTACCCAGCCCGAACGCGCGAACGACGGTATCCTGCGCCTGCGCCATGAACCCCGTGTTGGAGAAGAACCCATCTATCCAGTCGGTGGCCTTCTGCTCCTCGCAAACGACCTTGACCTCCTCGTTGAGAAGAAGAGAACCCCACTCCTTGCACACGCGCATGGCAGGGTGAATGGATCGCCGGTGAACCTCGTACACCCGCCCGAGCCCGTCCTTGTCTCGGTAGTCGTAGAAATCCCCACGAGCCCCCATCCAGTCGTCCCACGACCGAATCCACGGCTCCATGTCATCCAGGGGAAGGACAAACCCCAACCCCCGCAGATACTCCTTCACGTGCTCAGGCACCCAGTACTCGTCCAAGCTATTCACGCTCATGCGGACACCTCCGTAAACCACGCTGATGTTCACGGTGAAGTTTCCGACATCGTCACAACCTCGCCCGTGCTTTAGAATTCGGGAGAAAGATTGTGAAGAGAGGCCATGGGAGAAGAGGATGCAGAACCGATACACAGGTGACATCGGAGACTTCAGCAAGCTCGGGCTCCTGCGTGCATTGCGAAACGCAGACCTGTCAATCGGGCTCAACTGGTACCTAACCCCAGACGAGACGCACAACAGCGACGGTCGCCACGTGAGCTACCTCGACCAGGACGAATACCGTAAATGCGATGAGGAGCTGTGGTTAGAGCTAAGGGCCATTGTCAAAGAAGACAGGCGGAAAGTGCGCTACATGGAGAACGACCGCGTCCTCAAGGCAACGTTCTTCTTGGAATGCATCGATTTCTCTGCAAAAGAAGAAGGCGAAAAGCATAGGCACAAGCCAAGGGCCGAGAGAAACGCGCTTCGCAGCGAATGGTTCGGAAGGTCGCTCGCCATGCTGGCGGGAAAAGACATTGTCTGCGTTGACCCCGACAACGGCCTGGTGGTGCCTTCTGCCAAGGGGAAACCGAAGGAGAACAAGTTCGTCCTGCCCTCCGAACTCGCCAGATACTACGCCCAAGGCTCTACCGTCATCTATTACCAGCACAAGGCGAGATATAAGGACGATCATTACGCTCGGCAGCTCGGCGAGCTATTGAAAAGCCCAGATTTTGAAGGCGCTTCCGGTCTCGCATTGAAGTTCAAGACAACCTCGCAGCGGTATTACATGTTCGTCATCCAGCCGCGTCATGGGGAAACGATTGAGAATGCCGTAGGTCAGATGCTCTCGTCAGCCTGGGGCAAGCATTTCCATCTGCTGTAAAATCAACCGCGAAGCACGTCGTCCATTACCGCATAGCGCACAGCGTCTATGGAATGGTCGTCGCCGTCCGGGATGATATCTAGCCAGCTCCCGTCGCGGTCGCGCTCGTATTCCTTCATGGCGAATTCCTCGAAGGTGAGCGGGCACCGCGCAGGGTCAATCACGATCTCCCGCAGCCCTGCCAGCCACTCGTAGGAAAGCTTGCGCATGCGCCCCTTGCGGGCAGGACGTGCGCGAATGCCAAGATCTCGGCGATAAACGCTCGTCTGCACCTTGCCGTCAGGCGTGTCGTCCACCCACACCACCTGGTCATGGAAGTACGGCTCCTCGCCAGGCTCATCGGCATAGGTGAGGGAATCGAGAACGATGCGTCCCGTCTCCTCGGGCGTCATCTTGTTGGCAGTATGTTCTTCGAAGATGATGAGCCGCCGGGACCCTGGCTGCCATTCGCACCTCACGAACCGCCACGGGTCAGGCCACCAGCCCCAGTCCAACCCGTTCCTGATGCGCTCGAATGTGCGGATCTCCTCGTCGGTAACCTCGCGCTCCACGATGTTGGAGAAGACGTTGCCGCCAGTGCCCACGACATCGCCGAGAAACTCCCAGCGCCAAGCCGTCTCATTGACCTCGCGAAGGTACTCCGCTTCCTCGATGAACGGCCCTCCTAGCCATTCAGGGTGAGAAGAGACCACGTCGAGGTAAGAGGTCTTCCAAACGAGCGTGTCCTCCCGCTGCTTCCTTGCCAAGGTCTCCTTGTTCACCCAGCTCATCGCCGTCTTAGGCGGATTGAAGGAATAGAAGACCCAGAACCTGCTACCACCGCGCCGGAGCGAGTTGAGAACAGACCTCACGTCCTCGATGCTCCCGTGCTGGTCCAGCTCCTCGAACCAGATGCAGGCGCAATACCCCTTAGCGAACTTGGTCGACTTCAGCTTGAGCGGGTCGTCACAGCCGCGGAAGACGATGCGCTGCCCGGTCGGAATGTACACGATCTCCAACGGAGATATCTTCGCCTTGAAGTACTCGCTCAGACCCAGCGCGTCGACGGCCCAGAGCACCTGCGTGTATACCGAGTCGCGAAGCGTGTTGCCGAACCTCCGCACCACGACCACGTTCACATCGGGATTGGCCACGGTGAGAAGAACAAGGCAGAGGGAAATGAACGAGCTCTTCGTCGACCCGCGCCCGCCGTGAAGCCAATAGTGCGTATGCCCATGCATCATAACGTCACCGAGCACGGGATGGAAACGCTCGATGCAGAAGTCCGCCGCGCTAGTCGTCGCCATCGGAAGACCTCGCAACCTTGAGCTCCACGCCGAGCGTGATCTGCGGGACGTCCTCGCCCTCAGCCTCGACCTTTCGGGTCGTCTGCGCGTATTCGTCGGGGTACTTGCGCTCGAGCAGCCAGGCGGCAGCCGTCCACTGCGGGTTCTTCTCGCGGGTGGCCGTCGCCATGATGGACTGCAGCAGCGTCTCCTTGTACTCGGCCTCGGCCTTTTTGATACCCTCAACTAACGCAACTTTCACCTTGCTGTCGGGGTCCTTGAGCCACTTGTACCAGGCGGTCTCGGAGACGCCCAGCCCACGGCATATGTCGGCGTTGCTCATGCCGTGCGACTTCATCTCGATGGCCTGCTCGACCATCTTGTACGTGAGCTTCGGCTTGCGCATGGGGCGATTCCTCCTTCCCGGCTTCTTGTTCAGGAGAAATCGTCCCACGCCGTCACAAACCTACAGGCGCTCCCGCTTGCCCTTCAGGCCGTGCTTGCGCATCAGCCTTGAGTTCTTCTGTCGTAGCTGCGCCCACCTGCGGTGGAGCTCCTCGTACTCGGGGCCGCCGTCGCATCCCGCCGCCTCGGCTTCCAGCAGCTGGTTGAAGGCTTCCTCCTCGGCCACATGGGCTGCTTCGGTGCAACGTCTGCACAAGCCGGACTGCCGGTTGACGCGGACTCCAACGGCATGGCATTCAGGACATTCGTCGAGCACCTTGAGACTGGCATGGATGCGCGACGCTTGGATCTCGATGGCCCTCAGCGTATGCTCCACGCCAAACCTCTCTACGATGGCATCGTGAACCACCTGGACCCCCTGGTAGCCGAGCTCGCGGATCACGTCGTTCTGTCCCGTGGTCCACGCGCTCATCGTCTACACATCCCATCACGTGCCTGGCGACTCAAAACGTGACCGTCTACTTGGGTCTCTACGCTTTCGACACTTCTAGCGTTATAACTCCCACACTGCGGTATTCCCGCATCGGATTTACGGTCTGGGTTGCTATTGCCCAGACTGGTGTAGAAAGCGTAGAAGAGGCTTATGAGCTGGGAATACATCGCGTCGATTTCAATAATCTCATTGTTTCGAATGTGTAGATGATCGCCGTTTGTAAAGCTCGAAGAGTTCACAGTGTCACCTGTGGCGATGGAGGGCTCTACGCTTTTGTAATGCAGCATTGCCTTCACCGCCTAAGTCTTGAGGACGAAGATCCTGTGGCCGTCACTGCCGGCTTGGGTCTTCGTGTGACAGTGCGTGTTTACTTTGCGGGTGAACTGGCCAACGGTCATGGGCTCAATGCCAATCCTGCGGCACCATTCGCGGTAGTTGCTGTAGCAGACGGCGGGCCGCCAACCAATAACGTTTATGCGTTCGACATAGAGCCACATGAGCACCGTATCGTTCTCGGTGATGACACGCTGCTTTACCAGCTCTCCCGCCTCGCAACGAGAGTAGGTGTCCTCGGTTCGCTCAATCGCACCGCGAAGAGCGTTGACTCCGAGCAGCGCCAGCCTCTGAAGGTTCTCGGGCCTTGCGAGCTTCTTGTCCATGTTGGGGTCATAGCCCTCGGTGCCAGGCGTGAAGCGATGTGTGAAGGGGATGAAGCAAAGCCTGCGCCAGACGCCATCCGTCGTATCGGCAAAGTGCGGAACGATGTTCATGGCGAAGGCGAGCGTCGCATGGGAGCGGAACCCGAAACCCTGCTTGTTCTTGACGTCGGTGTAGATCATGTCGCCGGTGACCATGCACTTGAACATTGCGAGCGCCTTTCCCGAAAGCTCGTCGGCCGGGATGTCTGCTGCGATGTTGGCGAGCTTGCCGACCAGCTGCACCGCCTGGAAGCGATCGCCGAGGATAGATGGCTTGAGGCTCGAAACGTTGTCATCGCCGAGCAGGGCGGTGACGAACCCCAGGAAGGTGGACTTGCCGGTCGATGCGTTGCGCTTGTCGTCCGAGATGTCGCCGGTGAGCATGAGCGACTGCCTGATAACCTGCCGTGCGCACATGGACTGCCCGACGAACTCCTCAAGAACGACCCGTGCCTCGGCGTCCCCATCCGTGATGGCATCGAGGAACTCGTCGGCAAGCCCTGCGGGTGCGTCCGGGTCAAACTCGATGGAGATCATCCCCATCACGTACATCTCCGGTCCCGGCTCGACGAACTCGCCGGTCTCCACGCAGAGCACCCCATTGGCGAAGGCAATGTAGCACTTGCCGTCGAAGTCTTCGGCGGTGGTCACGTGCGGGCGCAGGTTGATGTCCTTGATCACCTCGTTGCGCTGGCTGCTGGTCAGGCGGGGTTGCACGTCGCTGCAGAGCCTTTCCATGGCTCCGTACCCAAAGCGCCAGAGACCGCCTGCGAATATCGCCGGCGAACCGTCGATGAGCGAAGCATGGGCCTCGCGTGCTATGTCCTCAGCCAGACACTCGTGCATGAAGCGGTTGGTGCTGGGGTCGAAGTAGCTGCTCTGCCACGACATGCCTGCGGACCAGTCCCGTTCGTCAATGCCGGAGCTGCGGCCACCACGCTGGTACTTGGTCGAACGCTTAACGATGTCAGCGATAGCATCTTCCGTCAGGGGCTTCTGGCAGCGTGCCGAGTTCGCATCGAGGGCTGCGGTCAGAATGTCCTCGGCGTAATAGCCTTTGGCGCGCAGATGGCAGCAGTATCGAAAGAGCGTGTCCTTCTCCTCGCCCTCAGGGATGATGTCGGGCATCGAGAAGGGCTCCTTCTTGCCGGGCTTCTGGTCAGCACCCGACGGAGCCGCACCATTCGCGGGCGTCCGGTCGTTCCAGTCGAGGGGCTTGCGGCTCCAGCAGTAGTAGTCCCCGCTGTAGTTCGACAGAGCCTTCCCGATCGTGCGCATGCCGTGAGTGCTGCCGCTGTCGGCACGGTCCCACTTGTCAGGCCGGTAGAGCGCGGTCATCTTGAAAACGGCATCGACGAGAACCGCATCGTTACCCGCATAGAAGATAATGTAGTTGCACATCGCCAGGTCGGCTTCGCTATGGCTCGGGTAGCCCGATATGTCACCAGACAGCAGGGCCTGCAGCTTTGCGTTGTTGGTGTCAATGAGCTTCCCGTAAATCACGCTGGGGTCGTCCGCGCGACCCTCGCCGGGGTCATGGCCGGCGATCGAGCCCTGCGTTCCTCCAGCAGCCCTTTGCGCTGGTTGGGGCTCACTGTCGCCAAGATACTCTTCATAGATGTACAAGAGCGCGTCGGGCACGGCATTGATCTCAAAGTGGTTGCCGTACACGGCACCGGTCACGGTGAAGAAGCGCCCATGGTCATACATCTCGTACCCGCCACGCTTGCAGCGGTTTTTGCCTTCCGGCTTGCCGCACAGCGAGAACATGTGCAGGCCATCCCCAGACGGGGAGTACTCCACGTATGTCTCGCAACAGTCGATGATGGACGCAAGCTCTTCGTCAACGATGGTTCCGTCGGCGACCACATGGTCGAAGTCGACGCCCGTTACGTCGCGCTCGTCGGAGAACTCAAAGCCGATGCCAGCCATGTCTTGCGACAGCCACGTGCGCACGGCCTCGTCGTACGTTCCCCAGGTCGAAGGGTCGCCAGCCCTTGCCTTTCGCATACCGCCGGGAGCATAGGGCTCCTTGGTCAGCTCGGGCGCGTTTCCGTTCTTGCCCTTCCGGACGGCCCACTTCCAGCAGACCCACTGGGGCCTGTCCTTGAGAGCCTGAGGGAAGGCGGCGTAGGTGAGCTCGTCGCGAGTCCCGTCATTCCGGTTCCGGCGGTCGGCTTCTGCCTGAAGCTCCTGCTCGGCGGTGCCAAAACTATCGGAGTTCGTGACATCGGTGTATGATGCAACCACGGTAGGCCCCTGGTCTGCCATCTCGCTGCCGGTGGTCTGGCCTGCAAGCATACGGCCACCGGTGGCGCTTTCCATCTGATTCATAGGTATCGCCGCCTAGCGAACCTGGCCGAACTGGGCGCAGATGGCGCTCGTGTTGAAGCGCCATTGGTTGCCGATGCGGAAGCTGCCGTGAAGATTGCCCTTGCACGCTTCGCGCGTAACGGTGCGTTCGGAGACGCACGCGATGCGGGCAACCTCCCTCTTGCCGATGATGGCGGGAAGGGCGTCAATCTCGCTCTGTGTGTAACCCACGACAATCGCCTGCGCCTGATCGTTTTTCTGTTTGATCGCGGTCATTATTGACTCCGTTCTCGTGATGCGATGGCCGGATCGTGCACGTCCTTCTTGTCTGCTAGCAACTCGAATATACGGCGCTGTCACAAATGGCGCAATCGAAGAAACCGCAGGTAAACAGGCATAAATGACCAGCAAACCGCGCGTATGGAAACGGTTTGCCCTGTATCAAATCTCATTGTTCTTGGATAGACCAAAAAGCAAAGCGCCACCCTGTCGGCGGAATGCCTTGGGGTGGCGCTTACATCGGCGGGCAAAGCGTTATCTGGCGAGCGGTTTGCTTTCGGGAGGGTGTCGAGTCAGCCTAAAAGCAAACCGTTCGCTGGTAGACGGTTTGCTCCATCACTCCTCGGATTCGGTCTCCACATTATCTCCATCTTCTTCGTTTCGGAGACCCATTGATATCTTGTTGGACCCAACACGTTGAACCGCAAATCCTCGTTCAGTTAAGTATTCCATGAGCTCGTCAGCAGCTCTTGCGTCGGCCTCCTCCTGCTCGGGGTCGAAGATGCTCCCGTCGGCCTCCATGAAGTAGCCGGTGATGTCCGAGATCTTCGGGCCGTATTCGTCCTCGTCGTCGCGCCACTCACTATGGAAATAGGGACCGTAGTCGCTGTAGGATTCGTCGGTCTCGTACCATCTCGGCCATCGATCGTCCTCGTCCGTCTTGTCACCACTGATTGTGTGCTCTGCGTCTGCGAGCGCATGGGGGATGACGGCATGTCTTGGAATATATGCGCCAGACTTCCCAGTGAGGAACTCTGCCATCTCTCCAATGTACCTATGGTCCTCGACGTCTCCGAGCCGGTGCATGCCTCTTACGGCAGAGGCATCTTCGCCGTCTATAAAGCCGAGGGCCACGCCGGGATCGACCTCCAAGGTCGCGCACAAGGCGAGGAATTCTCCCAACTTCATGTTCTCGACCGCCCGCATCTTGGAGCGGAAGGTCGACTCGTTCACACCTATGGCTTCTCCGGCCTGTGCCGCCGTTATCTGGCGCAAGCGCCTGTACTCCTCAAGGTTCTCGGCGGCGACAGAGCAGGCGTCCTTCACCTCTTCGTCGAGGGTGGCGCGGGCCGCCTCGATCTCGGCATCGAAGTCGTACGGCTCGTCGTATGCTGGCGCATCGGTCGTTCCGTCGGCACGCTCCACGTTTTCGACCGATGTCTTGATGGCGTTGTCGTGGCTGAAGAACTGAACCTTTGCATTCGGCGTGGCGCCGGGTGCACCGTGGGTGCTCTTGAAAAGAATCTCGTCTTTCAACTTGGACCCGGCCATCCACAGCCACATCCAGTCATGCCGTATAAACTTGCCAGACGGCCTGTTGGGGCCACGCGTGCGTCCCTTCGTCATCAGCTCTCATCCTCCTCAGCGTCTTCAATGTCATTTGCTGCGTTGTAAAGCATTCGGGCGAACTCTACGCCGAGCTCGTGCGCCAATCCCTTCAGGCTATTTGCCTGCTGTTCGTTGCCGTCGAGCTCAAGCTCGGTGATCGTATCCTTAATGCGCTTGCACTGGTCGAATTTACTCCTGATCTCGGGCCGTGCCTTAAGCGCCTTGACGACCTTTGCTGCCGCCTCGGCTTTGGCCTCATATCCCGCTGCCCGGGGCTGGCCGTGGTTTGCAATCTGCAGATATGCCTCTACGAGTACGTTGAACTCGGTGTAGTCGAAATCGGTTCTCCACCAAAGTGGCCAGGAGGGGAGCATCTCCCGAAGCGCCCTGTTCCAGTCAAGGTCACTAGCCTTGTCAGATATGACGTCGCCCTCTTCGAGAGTCTCGTCGCTTCCCAAACCAATGTCTTGTTCGACGATGGGCGAAACGGAACGGCGTATCATGTGCCTGCCGTTCTGCTTGTTGGCGAGGATCTCAATAAACTCTCCCACGGCGCGGTGGTCGGCCGCCTTGTCAAGGTAGTGAAGCGTCTGGACGAACCTGGCATCCTCGCTATCAACGTAGCCGAGCATCACGCATGGATCAGTCAGACAGACCGCGCACAATGTCAGGAATTCCTTCAGGGTGAAAGACCCGTCACCCAGCTTCTTCCGGAAGTTCGACTCGCTAACATCAATCGCCTTGGCGAGCTCCGAAAGGGTTATACCGTAGACCCTTCGGTACTCGTTAATGTTCCAGCACGCAGCCTTGCAGATGTCGCGCACCTCGAAATCGAGCCGCGACCTGGAGAGGTTTAGTGAGAGTTCATGTATATCCTCATTCGAGCTGTTGATTAGCTCTGGATGCGCGTCGATGCTGACGGCATCGAGGAGATCCACACCCTTGCTCCAAGTCCAGAACCAATCGCTACGAGCAAATGCGCCCACTGGTTTCGCAGCGCCCCGTCTGCGTGCGACCGTCTTCATGGCGGCTTCAACGCGCTCCTTCTCTTCTTCCTCGGTCAGGTTCTCCTCGAGGACCTCATCGGTCTCTATGTCGGTCTGCTTGCTGTCCACACTATCCTCGCTTTCTGCTAAGCTGGCCGCCCTCTTGATGGTAAAGGCGGCAAGCAGTATGTCGAAACTGGCTATTTGAACGTCTTCGCACCCTCCGGCATCTCGCGCATGGCCGCAGCCGTGCTCTCCGCCGCCCTGCGCATCGCCTCGTCGTCATTTCCAGCGTAGATGTCGAGCGTGGTCTTGGCGGAAGCGTGGCCGAGAAGGCCCTGTACGCTTTTCACGTCTGCACCGTTGGCGATTGCGGCGGTCGCGTACGTATGGCGAAGGTCGTGGAAGGTGGGCACCTTGCCCTGCGTGCCCTTCAGGTCGAGGGACTTGGCGATGGCCTTCCAGGACTGCCAGAGGAAGTGCGGGTCCATGTAGGCGTAGGCGACGCCGTCACCGATGCCGCCGACCACGTACATGTCCTCGGAGATCTTGATGCCCGCCACCGTGCACTCGGCGTTAACGGCCTCCTTACGGGTGGTGAGCAGATCCGAGAGCGATTGGTCGATGGGGATGTTGCGCATCGAGCGTGCCGTCTTGGGTTCCTTTACATATGTACGGGAGCCGTCCCGCGCGATAGTGCGCCGGATGTGCAGGGTCTTCGTCTTGAAGTCGACATCGGCCCAGCGGAGCCCACACACTTCGCCTTCGCGCATGCCGGTGTAGAGGGCGAGCGAAATGGCGACGTTCACGGGTGAGCATCCCGTCGCATCGAGGTAGGACACCAAACGCGCGCGCTGCATGGTGTCCAGCGAGTTCGGTTCCTTCTTGGGGAGTTTCGGACGCTTGACTGCCGAGAGGGGGTCGTAGGGAAGGCGGTGCACCTCGACCGCGTGGCGAACGGCAACGTGAAGCACGTTGAATGCCTTGCGCACCGTTGCTGCGGACTTGCCACTCGAGAGCATGTTGCCGATCCATCGCTCGGCGTCCTCAGCCGTCAACTCGTCGATGGAGACGCCGCCGATGGGGTCTGACTTGATGTGGGCGAGCATGAACCGGTAGCCAGTGGTTGTCGACTTCGCCGCCGACTCAGTCTTCTCAAGCGTCTCGATGTGGTGCTCGACGTACTCGGCGACGGTCGACGCGAGAACCCTCACGTCGCCGCGAGTCTCATGCCAGGCACGCTCCTCTTGCTCTCGCCATTCGGCCAGGGCGGCAGTGGCCTCACGCTTGAGCTCGGCGTCGGGGAAGGTCTTGTACTTGGACTTCCACTTGTTGTCTTCGTCCTTGTACTTGAGGATGCCTTGCCAGCCTTTTCCCTTGCGCTTGCGGATGCTCGCACTCGTGTAATGCGTGAACTTCAT